CTCGCGCCTGCCATTCGTGAGGAGGTGAATTGAGTAAAGCCATCCGTAGATTTCGATGAATTGGCTAGCTGCGCCAATGCCTTTGTTTTCATCTCCGTCCCGGTTCGCATCAAATAGTCCGCGATATTTTTCATTAAGTCCACGTAATTCTGCAAAAAAAAATCAGCTAATGGTTTGACTGTGGTAATCGGTAACCCTAACATTGCCTTTGCTACGTTTTCATGTTCCTTTCCGTTGTATGGCTGCTTAATAAAACCCCACTTTAACGGAGTAGCAAGGCAAGCAATCACGTTGTGCAAATTAAAATCTATTTTGTCTACATCCTTAATAAAGTGGTTCATGTCAATATACTGCCCCCCTGTTATATCCTTAGCCTGTGATTCAATTCTATACCACTTGCCACCCACTTTAACACGTGTCTTTAGCTTGCCATTAGGTACGGTGTTTAAGAATTTGAGCGTGTTGGTCATTATTCGCCCGTGTTCATATCTAGTAAGCGACATAATAACATCCATGTCTGCACCGGATAGCGTGCTAATGATGGCGCACTCCGTTAGATACGGATCTTCATCTTCGCTTAGTATCTTTCGGATTGCTTGCCATTCGGCTAAAGTCACCGCGTCCCACGATGTAGGTAGTTTGAGTTTCATTTTCTTGTAGTTCTAGTATCGCACACAAATACGTCAGCGTAATAGCCGCCTGCTGGTATCATTATCTTATTCACATACATATAGTTAGTTATCCATTTACGTTCATAGTGACCCGATACACATGGGCGTTCATAATCGCGTAAAAAGTAAACCGATGCAAGTATAACTAATAGCCCAATAGCTACGTAGCACGCGCCCCACTGTGTCCAATGTTCTTTCATAATAGGCGTTCTTTTCTTAGGTCGTTAATCTTGTTAAGGTCGTATTTATCGAAGCAGTAAGTCATCAGTTCCATGCCCTCATCTTCTATTTGCGCATCACTCATTCTGCTTGCTGTTCTTATGCCCTCAAACCAATTAGACACGTGGTATATCCCCTTTGCCTTGTCGGTGTATGGGTGCATATCTTGTACAAATATCGGCTTGCCTTTAAAGCCAGCTTCGAGAATCTTTAGGTTTGATTTGTAGGTGTTAAACTTGGCATCTGTGAGCGGTGCAATAGCAATATCGAACTGGTCGTAAAGCATGGCATAATTCCAAACGTCTAGCCCTTTGACATAGGTAGCTTGTAGGTTGTCGCTTAGCCTTGTCCATTCGGGCTCGCCCTCCACGTAGCCGCATATCACGGGTTCAATTCCGTTCCAACTGCCTGCCGTTAAAAGTAGGTCGTTCACATGGGTAATGCTGCCAGTCCACCCAATGCGCCCGTTGCCGTTGTAGGTTGGTTTCCATTGCTGTTCATCGGGGTCGATGGCGTTAGGTATCACATACACGTTTAAGTTAAGCGGAGTGACTAGGTTAGCCAGGTGTTTATGCGTTACCCATACCTCATCACTTGCCATAATTGCGCCAATAATACGGGACTTGATATTGTTCACCTTCCAATGTTTGGCTAGGTAGTGACCGCCATCTAGCACCCAGCTATCGTCTATATCGCAAATAACGTACGTGCCAGCTTTGCGAAGGTCGTTTATCAGTTCCGATTGCTTCATGCACGGCAGCACCCGGTTAAAGATTACCACATCAAACTCCATTTCTAGAATGCCCTTGTCCACTCCAACGCATCGAACGACCTCAAACCCGATAAGGCTAAGCGGTTTGTAAAGGCGGTGATACTCGACCCCCCCAACATCTTCAAAATGTACTATGTAACCTATCTTCATCTTATTGCGTATGTGCCGCTGCGTGCGCTTAGTTTCTCCATGATGCAGTAACGGCTCGCATCTATGGCATGGTCTAATCCTATCGGGTCGTTTGTTTGCGCGCCTGTCTTATCCACTTGCCAAATGTAACCACGAAGTTCTTTGATTAGGTTAAGGCTGCTACTCGTTACCATTAGCGGTTGCTGTTGCATCTTGTCAAGTCCTATGCGTATGCTATCCGCGCCCTTCTTGCACCCTCTTATCCGAAAGCCAAAACGCTTTAAGTCCTCAATGCTTTTAGGCTCTGCGCTGTCTGCTATAATCTCACCGCCCTTGTAAGCGTTAAGGCGTTGGGCTATGTCGCTGTTGGTCAGGTTTGTTTCATAAAGCAATTCGTTAAGCCAAAGTTTGCCATCACTTTCGCACACCTCAACAAAGCTAGTCGGGTCGTTTGTGAAGCCCCAATCTAGGCCGTATGCTTTCCACTTGTATGTCGTTGGCATCTTGTCCACTTGCTGCCATTCTTTGAACACAACGCCCTGCAAGCTACCTACCTCACCAAGCCCATACACACGCCACCAATTCGCCCAATAGCTGGATGTTTCGCCTTTGGTTCGGGCTGCTTCTATTTCCTTAACGATGGCAGGCTCTAGGGCTTCGTTGTCCCGGTACGTTAGCACAATAAAGTCAGTATCGGACTTGCCTATCAGTTCCGTATTCGCCCAAAATAGCATGGTCGGGTTGTAGTCAATATAGATGAACCGCCTTGTTCTTATGCTTAGTTGGTGGTATGCTTCCCAGCTTATGTTATTGGCTTCGTTCACAAATAGAACGTCACGCCTTGCACCCCGTAGTTTGTCGCTCTGGTCTACACTAAAGAACTCAATAAAGCTACCACTATTAAACGCATAGGTTAGGGTGCTTCTATTCCAGTTTGCCATCTTGAAGTTCCCCGTGTCCTCCATTATCTTCAAGAAGTCACGTATGGCGCCCCTACGTAAATGTGGGATGCTTTCAGATACCACGCTAATTTCGACATTCTTATTCTCGATTGCGTAACTAATCAGCATCGGGATTATGGTGAACGTCTTGGAACTGCTCGTGCCGCCTTGTACTACCCTAACGCGCTTGCGAAGGGTCGCTATTTTAACTTGCGCTGTTGTCCGTTGGAACATCTAGTAGCAATGATTTGAACGGGCTTTGCTCTATACTTATTTCAGTCTGCGTCTTTTCAGTTAGCCCGTTTAAACGCTGCGTAATGCTTGGATTGTATTGTCCAAGTAGGCCACCTGTGATTTGGTCGTGCCTTATTTCTTCCTTTATACGTGTGCAGATAGTCGTAAAATCTCCGTACAATTCTCTTTCGTTAATAAAATAAGACTTAACCGTTCCGTAGTGTTCATATCCAAAAACGTAGAACCCTTCCAATGTTAGCGGCATCTTTGGATAATCTTCTACCCTTGCGCCATCTTTGCCCACGTATTGCACCTTAGGCCATTCCAAAGCCTTTGTTTGTAAGTGCTTCTTGTATTTCTCCCACGCTTCGAGTAGCTCGTTTGGGTGCTTAAATATCCGTGTTGGGTGCATCTGCTATCAAGTTTTCGTAATACCGTTCAACACTTGCATTGTCAGGGCCAAGGAAATCACCGTTAACCGCGCTAACGTCTACACTACCCTGCCAAATCAATACTATTTCAGTCTTTGTACTTCCAAACTCATTTAGCTTATCAAACTTAGAATGCTCAAATAAGTTCAGTTTTGGATAACCTACAAAATTATTGCCCTCAATATTCCAAATCCATCTGTGATGAATAAAGCCGCGATAATAGCCAGCGTGTCGACCGCTTTCGATGTACTTGCTTGGAACAACAATGCCGCCAGCTTTAGCAACCTTTGCCATTTGCTCACAAACGAATAACGGGTTGGATATATCTTCGAGCGTATGCGTACAAATAGCAAAGTCATATTTGCCGTTCTTTTTAACGTGCGCTAGAACCTTACTCCAAACATCGGGATTGTTTATATTGCCTTGAAAGGTGCAAGGCTGGTTAATGTCTACCGTGTCCACGTTGGCAAACATAGGGTTAACCATTGCGCCAATATCTAAAATCTTGCCCGTTGCGTATTGCTTTACAATATCTCGCCCCTCATTTGTGTAGTGCAGTAGTACGTTCATTTGATTAAACTATTTTTATCTGCCTACTTTCCTTGTCGTACCACCACTCAAAAGCATCGGGATAGTATTTGTTTACAAAATCATCAATAGATGGATTTGTATCTATTCCCATCATTTTATAATGGAATATAAAATTAAACGCTCTAAAAGCACGCATATCTAATGTAATAATAGTTTCTATCATTTGATTCTCTTAAACACTCTAATGTGGACAACGCTAAATAACTCACAAAAGTAATCATTTGGCAGCAATTCGTCTACTGCCCTGCTCACTGTTTCAATTCCTTTAAAGTAACCTTCAGGCATATTGTAACGATTTGCGCAGTCATCAACTACTAAGTAACCGCCTACTTTAACAAATGATGAGTAGGTATAAATGTCTTGTTTAGCTACCTCGTAACTATGCCCACCATCTACATAGATAACGTCCCACGATTGCGCACTTGCAACTGCTAATGCTTCGTGTGCATCGCTTCGATATGGCACGATAGTAGGCTGCTTTAATTTGTAGCGTTTGTGCAAGTCGCTTATGTCCTTTGAGTAATCGCTCGAATGAAAACCGCCTGTAGTGTCTAGTGGAGTAATGCCCGTTACTTTGGCTTTGGGTTGCGCTAGTTTGATGGCTGCTAAAGATTGCCCTCGGTATACTCCAATCTCTAGGAATGAAAAAGTAGGCGGTAATGCGTTGGCTAAGACTTGCCAAAAGCCAATAAAGGAACGCTCGCCAAATCCGTAGGCTGTTTGCTCCACGTAATCCCTAAACTCTTTTAGCTTTGGATTGGCGTTGGTTAGGTCTGTAAGTGAGTTGTTGATGTTCCTGTGGCTTTCGGGGGTGTCCTGCCATAGGGCCGTAAGCGTTGCAATGGTAATAGGTAATGTCATTAGTGCTGGTTCTAAAGGTGTGTGTCCGTTACCATGCCAAAAGGTTGCACCCTCCACAAAGTCAGTAGGTGGGCAAAAGGCTAAGGTCTGGAATAGTTCGCGGTTGGTGTCTAGTTTGATTGTGTTGGTGTTGGCAAGGTATCTATCCGTTAACCATACTTGGTCATTCACTTCATCGGTTGGTGGGAATGATTCGTATAACTCAATAAATGCTTTTGATTCCCCTGCAAACCCTCCACCGTTAACATACTTAAACGGGCTATCTGTTTCGGGATATAGAACCGCCTTTTCGGGATGTGGATAGCAGGCACGTTCAGCAGAGAATAGCAAACCTTGCAAGGGGTTGCAAGGGGTTGCAATGGCTACGGTGTCCCATGCGTCGGTGTAGATAAAATGCGTATGGTTGCAGGTTTTTAAATAGCGATAAGTGAAATGTATCTTATCCAAAAAGCCACCCCATTCGTGTTCAATAATATGATACTGGTGTCCAGTTGCAATAAGTGAACGCTCTAAACGTTTGCATTTTGAGCGGTCGGAGGTCGTCGTTATTACTACCATGTCGCTTCTGAATAAACTGGAATTGTTCCACTAAGGTAGCCATTTTTAAGTCGGTTATATTCTGCCATATCTTCGCCTGCGTGCTTTTCCTTCCATCCTTGATAGGCGGTTGCGCCAGTGTCAATGTGGTCAATTTCAATGTGTGGAAGGAAACAAGAGTAGAACCCTGCTACTTGGCAACGGATGGCAGCAAGGGCATCATCAAATCCATAAAGACGCGGTTGGTATAGGTAGCCAATCTTGTCTAGCAAAGCGGAGTTAAACATTTGACACGTACCCATCACATGATTAACACGCTCAACAACTACCCACGGTTCGCCCGGTACGTGTGGCAACATCTCTAGGCTAGACTTGTAGAAGTCGTTGCGGCTTGGTTCTTCCCAGCAGTCCTTTCGTTTAAGGCCTACGATTCCGATGGCAGGATCTAGTTTAATTGCACGCTCCATATCCTCCACCCAATCGCGCGAATGAATTACTACATCGTTATCCATCTTCACGCAGTTCTCGTTTGGTTTGCGTATCTGCCATGCCTTGTTAACCGCTTTGGCTGTACCGATATTCTCATGCAAGCGAATCACTTCAATACGTGCAGCCTTATTCAGTAGGTTTTGAGTTGCTTCGCAGCTCCCATTGTCCACAATAATAATGCGGTGCTTACGGGTGTTGACCGTTAAGTAAAGTGTTTCTAATGTTTTCGCGGTGTATTCCGTCCTCCCGTTTTCCTCCGTATCCCAAACAGCTAAAGAAATTAGTGCCATTGTAAACTATTTTTAATATATGCCCCTATTGTTTGAATGCCCGAACCGCAAGTCCAACACACCAAAAAACCGAACCCGATTAAATGCTGCGCGATTCTGTGATAGTTGCCCCTATCTTCTATTGATATTTCGCCTGCAAAGTTGCCGCTTGCCATCCTTAGAATGGTGTCGCGCTTTGATTCAACCCATGCAGCATCTTCATCACTCAAAACATTGTTGGCCATATTTTCCATAAGGTTTGACGGGTTAAAATTGCAGCTCCAATAAATACAACAGCATCTACTGTGGTGAAATGCAATAAGGCAAAAGCCAAAGAACACCACCACACCATGCACATCGAGCAGTTGAACGGTTTGTGTGGTATTTGCTTGGTAAACTCGGTGACTGCCATCGCTATGATAGCTATAAATGCGCCCGATACTATTAGTTCAATCATTTGATTTGCTTACGTAGTTTAATTTGCACCTGTGAAATAGAACTGTAAACGCTCGACAAAGGTAGTTTGGTTGCTTTGGCTACGTTACGGAACGACCCCTCTTGTAAGTAGACTTTGAACAATTCGCGGTCATACCACGGCATTTCTTCTAGCATCTTATTTGCTTGCGTTGCCATCTCGGTTACGTTGCATTCGTCTATTATGTCGGGCGTGTCGCTAACCTCCACGTTGCCATCTATAAGCACGTCAATACGGCCTACAACACCTTTGCGGCTACTCATGTTCATAATTGTACGTGCACACCAAAAGTTGAAATATTGGCCAATCCTTTGCAGTTCGCTATCAGATTTTAGACAAAGAACTATCCCGATTTCTTGCATAACGTCCTCCCACTTATCGCCCGAGCATCTCTTCGCTAAGTTGCAAAGGCTAACGTCATTCCGAAGTTGGTTATACATTGCCTCTACCACGCTGTAAAGTTAAGGCTCAACATCTTTAGCAGCTGTTACAAACTGCCCTTTGTTGTTCCGCTTGCGGCCTGTGAACGTGCGTGCGGTCAGGTGCTGGATGGTTTCCTTAGCGGCTTTCAGTTCCTTATCCTTCGCATCATATTCCTTGTCAGCTTGCAGTAAATCGTCCTCAAGTTTCTTTGACACTTCAATCTCCACTTCGTAAAGTTTCCGCATGGTTGTGATTGCCTTCAGCGAAATTTCTTTATCCTCCAACAAGTCGGCTATCCTTTCATCCTTTTGATGGATAATTGCAAACAGCATACCACACGCAAGCGTTAACGTGGCTGCGATAAATACGGGGATTGTCAAAAGTACAGGGTTCATTTTTCGTTAGTTTTCTTTAGTAAATTGCCAGCCCTCCCAGTTATAACCAACTGTGAACGCGGTGCTGCCTTGTGTTTTCAAAGTATGGTATGGGAATCGGTGCAACGTGCAGAAATCCCTAAAAGTACCCGAATGCTTAACGCTACGCCCGTCAAAGTGAATAGCCGTGTAACGTGTTGAATTGGCACGTCCTACGACCTCCACGCCCTTTAAAACATCTGTGATGTGCGAATAGTTACTCATTTTCTTCTACTATTTTGAACAGGCTTGGTCTGCTTAAAATAAAAGCTTCACTCCAGTAATCACCATTTTGTTTGCTGCCAAACTGCCTACCGAATCCACGTGTGTCAAACATTAGCAGCTTGGTGTCCTTCGGGATTAACGGATGCGAATCGGTCAATACTATTGCGTAGGTTTTCATTTGTCCTCAAGTGCTTTAATGCGTTCGTCTTGAACGAGGTTATACTCCGCAGCTTTCAAAAGTGCTTGCTCCAAACGGTTAACCCGTTCGCGAAGTAAGCCACGCTTTTCAATGCCTGTTTTAATCAAGTCGATTAGCTGGCTGGCTAATGTAATTATCCCGTCAATCGGGATTGCTTTGTTGGATTGGTTGCTCATGTTGCGAAGGTATTACGTGTTTTTCTTTAGTTTTGTAATTAGATAGACGTTGTGGAAATAAAATTAACTCTTAATGGTCAACTCAAACCCATCAGGAAACATAAGCATCAACCCAGCAAAGGTAGGCTTTGAATTTACGATGTCCAGTATGCCATCCTTGTTTATGTCTGACATTGCCGACCCTACCAACACGCAGCCTTTAATGTCACTTTGCCCAGTTTTCGGGTTAATACTGCCAGCGTAGTTTCCCCAATGAAATAAACACAAAGAACGGTTTGGCACGTTGGTAATGTGTAGATGGCGGCCATACTTCGCGGAGTGTCTTGGAACTACTTGGTAAACGCCTTCAGGTATGCAGCTAATCTTTGAAGCGTTATCCCTCCACGCAAGTTCCAAAGTCTTGCATTTGAAATTGCCAATTACCAACTCGCCCAGCGTTTGGGTAGGTGTATACTTTCGGGTAAGTGTTGCTTTAATCATTCGTTCAAATCTTTATAGAATAATCTTTGTTGCTCCACGCTGAACAGCATAACGTGTACTGGCGTTGGGTTAATCACCTCTTTGCACACGTGCGGCTCATAGGCAGCAAGTGGGCAAAACAGGCATGAGATGTAATATGTGATTGCTAATGTGCGCATCAGAAAGGTAATTCATCGGTTAAGTCATCCACATATACGGGTGCTTGCGTTGCTATCGGAGTAGGTGCGTGCGCTTCCTTTAGGCTAACGATTGTCCACGCCTGTAAGCTAACGTAATACTTACCGTTATACTCATTTCCCCTAACGTTAAATTGTACGGCAACCTCCTGACCAACGCGGTAACTATCCAATTTACTGCATTTATCTTTCACCACCTCGAACTTTACATCCTGTGGGTATTGTTCTGCGGTTGTAATTACAAATTCGCGTTTTGTGAACCCGCTGCCAAATGTTTCGGTTGGGTTGATTAGCTTAATTTTTCCTTTGATTTCGAGTGACATTAGAATGTTAGTTTTAGGTATTCGTTATTGATTTGTTTTTCGAGTTCAATTGCAAGTGTTACTTTGGTTGCCGCATATTCGCGAACCGTAGTGATAACTGGTCGGGCTTTAGTTCCTACGTTTACTTCTGTGTCGGGAGTTACCGTTACGACAAATAGCGGCTTGATACATTCGGGTCGGTAACTTGCGAAGTGAACCTGTTGCAAGGTAGGCAATACAGCGAAATAATGGCACACTTGGTCAATATAATCAGTTGGAATAACGCCATTTCTAATGTAGCCAATGTGAGCCTTTGCGCTTGGACATTTTACCTCCACAATTGTTGTTTCATCTTCCGTAATGCCATCAGGACTTGCCCCGATTATACCGCATTCGTCAGATTGAATCCAACCGCAAGACTTAAACTCTTTTCCAACGTATTCACCTACCGCTTCAATTGCCAAAGGTTCAAGGTCGTTACCTCTTTGCATTGCATCGCTTACAAATGTTTCCTCGTGAAAAAAAGGCTCGCATATCTCTCCAAGCAATTGCTCCAAAAGAGTGTCGGACTTAACGTGTAGTTGATGCGAAGTTGAGCCGCCAACCTTTCCGACCCTTAAAGAGTGCCATTCTTCTGATTTCTGTTTTGTTTCGTAGTTTATCATTTTAGATTGATTTTACGGTTGTCTTTTGCGGCAATTACGGTTGGCAGTTTTTGTTCTGCTGTTGTAAGTGATTGCCACGCTGTTTGTAATTCGCTTAAAGTGGCTGCTCCGTTAATTTTAGCTATTGCAGCAGCATCATTTACTTGCGGAGTAGCTGACTTAGGAAGATACGGTTTGATACGAATACCGCCCACTATTAACCCTTTCATCTTCACGTTAGCATCAATGTAAAGTTCAACGGGCAAGTTTTTCCACGTTTCTA